TTTTTTGTCACGAAAAGATAGTTACAACAAAACATATAGCTAATATAACACTCTACATCGTCGGCTCAATTGCGAAAATTGACTAAGCCTTTCGAAAGGGCGAGTTGTCATACGTTGCTTCGCACACCAAACACTAGAACATTTCTATTCCGTGCTTGATATTTAAACGAAGTTGGTGTTGTAGAAAACCAGCATTGGGCGGCGGCAATTGCCGTTTTTCCAATGCCTCCGCGATACGATCGTATGTATCGCGGTAAAATTCCGTACCGTGTTCAATAGCAAACTCCAACGCATCATCAAGGGAGAGATAGAATAACTCCATTTGAATTGTTGGGTCGGCATGCCTCCTCATCCAGTTCACATTTGCGTAGATAGTTAGAGGGTCTATGGGAGAGTGATAAACACACGCTCCCTTAGGCTCTCTAACAAACTTTCGCTTTAGAAAAGAAAGGTTGTCGACTTCGGTTGCTTTGATAAGTTGCGCGTCTTTACACGCTGGTGTAAATGCGTGGCCGTACATACCAAGAAATTCCCCTACGGAAACTCCATTAAAAACATCTTGAGCTGCGGGATGGACTGCAACTACGATGTCATCGCCGTATATCGCCGTTCGCACACAACGCTGATACTCGAGAAAACTGGTTGGGATGCGTTGCTTACAATGCAATCCGAACCAAGCCAATCGAAAATAAGCCTCGTTTGCGAACGTGTTCAATATGGTGGTCATGGGGTTTCCGGAAGGGTTTCCCTGGTGGGTAACGTACACGGTGTTGATGCAAACTCTCATGCAATGTGTCAGTTCCGTGGAAATAACACGCCGCACGAGATTATCCTCAACAATGTTGGCATTATTGGGCCCCCACTTGGTGTACCATTTGTTAACTACGTTAACAAACATGTGCACCAAGTGCGGGTCCAACGTGCCATCAAAGTTGGAATGATCTCCATCAAAACCAGTATTCGAGACGCGTTTTAAATTGGTGATTAGTTCTGCCCATTGGGGGCCAGGCACTGTGATGCCAACCGCAGAATACGACTTTAGACAATTTTGCATAAAAGCTGCAACAAAGTCTAGGAAGTACATGCGGGCAACGATCGTGAAATCGACTGGCATCACAGTGATGGTCCTTGTTTTTCCTGCTCGGATCTTATCGAGCGTTCGTTTCTCATCTTTCAATGAGTCCATGGACAGAGACGCCACTCC